CCCTTAATATCCATTGGCATCTTCACATCTTTTTGAAGCATCCAAAGAAGTTGCGTATTCTGTACCATACGTTGATACCACCCTTCCCCGAACTCATCTTTATAGTAGCTTTCAATAGTAGCATCTCTATCCTTGCTCTTAGCCAATATCTTCTCAGCTTTCTTAATACCAATGCCGTGTATTCCGATAATGTTATCAACTTTATCTCCCATTAACATTTGCATATAGAACCAGTGTATACCTGCTTCGTAAGTAACATGGTTGAACTCCTTCTTCACGAAGTTATAATGTTCACCCTCAACCATGAGCAGGTCTTTGTCTATGCTTGCTATCATAGTGTTGTCTGTTTGATTAAGTGCAAGGGCATCGTCAGCTTCCATGCCTTCGATAACCTCTGCCTTAAAGTGCTTAACCATATAGTCCCGTATGGCTTGGTAGTGAATAGGTTTAGCTGTACCTTTACGATTAGCTTTGTACTCACTATCAACTTTTAGCCTAAAGTTATTTTTTCCTGTTAGGAATAACCTGTAACTATCAGCACCCGTATCTTTAATCATACCATTGATAAACCTCTTGGTACTGTGTAAGGCATAGGGCAAAGGCTCTGGTACAATGTTTCCATCGTCATCCTTCCTTTGTGTTGCAAACCCTATACGATACACAATAACATCACCATCAATTAGCAGTTCCATTAGAATGGAATATCTACTTCTGCACCAGTAAGTTCTTCTAGCGACTCTGGTGCATCAATTCGGTTGCCGTGAATATACAATGGTAATCCAAACATACTAGCTTGTGCTGGGTTATCCATATCATCTGCATCACCAGTACAACCATTGGTGATAAGTCCAGCTTCTACACCACCCTTATACTTAGTAGGGATTGGCGTTAGTGAATCAATGTTATCGTATGTACGGTCAGCATTAGCACCCTTACCTTTGGTATGGACAACCACTACGTTACAAGGTTCGTTAATCATGCTGTCCCAATCAGCCTCTACACCTTCTACTGCTGCTTGGTCGAATACCTTAAAGTATTGTAGTTCCTTACCGCGCTCGGTCAACTCATGAAACACGTTAAAGCCCGGTGTCCACAACAATCTAGGCTGTTCTTTACCATCAATCTCTACAGACTGTCCGATAATCTCAATACCTAAAGCCAGTTGCTGTGCTGGTGGTTTCTCCTCACCCATGTACTCACGCTTCTGCATACCTAAGTCTGCTACATATCGTAGTCTACCCTCATGCTCACCTGCTTCTAGGTTTACATACTCAATATCACTACGCTCAGTTGTTTGTTGTTCGCCACGTCTTTTAATAGCCATTTGTTATTTTATCCTCTATTGTTGGAATAACAGTTGTAATTATATCATACCTTTTTTGTATTTGTCAAGCCTTATTTAAAATACTTTCACATCGTTTTCAGTCTCAAACCAAACATGAGCACCACAGCTAAGAGGTTTGTTAGGTCTGTAAACAAACTTGCCTAACTCGTTACCCTCACTATCTAAAATAATTGCTGTATGTCCGTATCGGTTTTCTTTGTACGTCTTACACGTTAGTACAGGGTCGTTCTTGTTTTCCTTCCTGTTCGATTTAATTACGTGCTGGTTTACGTGGATAATGTGTTTCATATTTTACCTCGTCTAATGTATTTCTGCATAAGTTTTACCAAAATCTACATCTACATCTAATCTCCTCTTAAGTTTTAATGTGTCGTTTACTCTACCTACACAGTCTTTTAGAAGTTCAATGACTCTTTCTCGATACCCCAAGGGAGAGTCAAAAACAATCTCATCGTGAAACTGCGCTAACAACTTCACATTCTTTTTAAGTATCTCCTTTACCCACATATCGAAACAGTAAGTGCCAGTACCTTGATTAAGCGTACTAAATATATCCTTTTTGCTTCGTAGTTCATAGTATAAACCACTTACTGGGTTATGCAACCATAGCTTACCATTTACATTCTTAGTAGTCTGGTCATCTGCTATAGCCTTTAGACTCCAGTTCCTATCCCAGTATGCTTTGTGTAATGCTTCTCCCTCTTCAAGTGTAGCCTCTGCCCCCCTGGCAATAGTCTGTGCGCCTGCACCGTAAGTACTGGCATAGTTGGTAGTCTTACCCTTGTGTCTTTGTGCAGATAGCATAGCCTCATCAAACTTACTAAAGTCTTTAGCCTTGTAAGCATCAGCTTGCTCTTGTGTTAGGAACTTAGCCTCCACTGCAATATCTAAATGCGGGTCGAACCCCTCTTTGTTCATCTCCTTTACATAGTCAGGGTCTATAGGCATCATGTAATGCTGCTTAGTCCTGTCCTCCAAACTACTCATGTCACTACCACATAACTCTCTACCCTCTCTTATCGTTAGTAGGCTACGTATCTCACTACCATACGGCATACGTGGGCTAGGAATGTTCACACATACTGCGTGTTTAAACCTTAGCGTGTTAGTCAACCCTTGTATAGCAGCTATAACATAACCATCCTCATCACAGTTCTTAATCAACCCTGACACCAACGCTACCCTGTGACCTAACACCCCAAGTTCTTCTAGGTTCTTTAACTCTGGGTGTTTGTCTACCATTCTAATGACGGAAGGGCATAGCATATCACCTTTCTTTATCTGTGGTATCTTGCGTTGCTTCTGTTTACCCTGCAAATCATAACCATCTTCTACATACTTGTATGTCTGTGGCTTCCAACCTAAACTAAACAACCAGTCTTTAATCTGTACGGGTGAAGTAGCCTTTGGTTCTTTAAAACCATTAGGTATCTTGTGCTTAGCATAACTATTAAAGTTAATACCATGCTCTGCGCACACTTTAGACCACCTCTTACCCACTTCTGATAGTGTACCATCCTGTTTAAAGGGCTTCTGTGGTCGTGTAACGTCCTTAAACACTTGTACTGGTGGCATAGTAGCTTCAAGAGATTTAACAGCCTTAGATTGCTTCTCAGTAAGTTCTACTAATAAGGTGTTAGCTTTATCCACATCTAACTTCCACTTGTTCTGCTCTTGTAGCATGGCACAGTGCATTTTAAATGTAAGGTACTCTACCAAATCGCTGTAGTCATTGCCGTACAGTCCAACCAGGTGTTGCTCTTGTAGCTGCCAGAGCCTAGTGTTAATCTTAACATCCTCGCTACATCTGTGTATGTACTCCTGCTCTGTCAAGCTATCCCAGTCTTCTATCACTGGCTTAGGTATTCCAAACTCAACACCCCAGTCTGCTAGACCATGCTTGTTGCGTTCAGAAAACAGATACCAACTAAGTGCTAGTGTGTCTATTAGTTTGGCTTTTATCTTAATGCTTAGTAACCTCTCTAATACTGGTATGTCATAACGAATAATGTTATGCCCTATAAGTACATCATCTTCTGTCAAGTTGACAAAGAAGTCTTTGTATACCTGCTTACCATTGGCTACCATACAATGTATCTTGTCCGGGTTTAAACCATTTGCTTCAATGTCAAATACGTAATTCATTTTCTTAACGTCCCCCTATACCCAAACATCATACTTCTAAGTACGTGATAGTCTTCTCATCAAAGTACACATCACACTGGTAGTTCTGACCAAAGTCTCTATCAAACAGCATATAAAACTCGCTAATGTTGTGCTTCTCTTCTGGACAATCAGGGCTTCTATCCCTACTGATACCATGCCCATAGTGTGCCCACTTCTCCATTGCCCTACTGCCCGTGAACTCATGACTCAACACCCTAGCACCTTGCTCATGTGAGCGTGAACCTTTGGGCTTAGGGTTGACATGACTGTAACAAAAGATAGTGATTGGGTACTTCATCACCAGGTCTGCCATATCTGTCATTATCTCATTCAGCTTGTCGTTTGCTTCGCTTGCTGTAAACATACTAACTAGTGCAGTGAGTGGGTCTAAGATAAAGATGTTGATGCCATCAAGTAAGTGCATCTCTTCCATAGCTATTCTTATGTCCTGCCAATCACGACTAGCACTCCTGTCGTAAAACCTAACCCTACCTTGCATTGACAGTAACGTGTGCTTTAGCATTTCTGGGTCATAGCTAACATCAGGTCTCGAATAGTCTACCCTGTCATGCTTGCCTGCTAACTTCTTAGCTGTCTTAGCTGGTGCGTTTTCAAGGTCAAACATCCCTACGTTCTGGCTCTCACTGTAAACCAGGTGCTCTACTAACTGGTGCTGGTGGTCTGTCTTGCCAATCTTAGGCGCAGCACCTACGATGTGGATAGTGTTGGGTCTAATACCAAATGTCGCTCTTGTTACCGTGTCCCAAGGGAAACTGATACCCATCTTAGGCTGTTCAAGTGCTTTGTCGATGAAGTCCTCAATATCTAAGACTTCACCTTGTCTGATAGGCTTACTATCCCATACTGCTGCTTGATATAATTCCTTTCCTCTGTCGGCTAACAGCATATCATTAGCATCTTTTAATGGTAGATTGGCGACCTTAAACAATGGGAACGACTTAATGATATCCTTTGTAGCTTTGTTACCAGCTTCATCATTATCTAATACTAAAATCACTTCGTTGTACTTCTCTACAAACTCCC